AATTATACAGGAAGCTTTCTAATTATTTCAGTATATGAACTGATAATTTCATTATAGGAGTGGGAGTAAGAATAAACAAGATAGTTGAATTAGCGATGTCATGAAAATGCAGAATATTGTAACCAAAAGATAAAAGCGAAGAGCTTAAATCCAGTTAGGAGGTGAGAAGGATGGCAGACAATAGAAGAAGTTCGAAAAACATGGAGGAATATTGGGGGAATGTCGCACGTGCTTATGCAATAGAAGAAAAGAAAGCAGAAGAAGATAAAAAGACATTCTTGTTTTTTTACAGGTTGTTTTTAATCTTCAATTGCTTTCTTGCAGTAGCATTAATTTTAAAATGGTTACTCGGAGTCAGCTAAAAACATTTCTACGAACTCTTGGTTTTTGGAATTTGCACGTTTAATAATTTCGCTAAGAGCATACAATTCATCATCCATCGGTTCGCCAGCAGGAGGTATTAATTCCGGGACAATGAATTCATCAGACTGGACCAATAACTTGTAATTTGTCTTATACTTTGATCCGTTATCACTTACTGGCAAAAAATTATGGCTTAGTTTGTTCAAGTCAAAAGTTTCATTGAACAGCTTCATTTGTTCTGTGTTTCCAATAATAGACGGATCATAAACGGTATGCAGTAGGCAAAAGTAGCCATTTTTATAAGGTGTCCAGAAGGAATCATCAAAAACATATTCGGAGTTTAGTCCGTAAATAAATTGCATTATTGATGTTGGTGATGGTTGATGATGGCCGATTCTATCCCATTTTAATTTACCGGTTTTAGTTTGATCGGCGAGTTTTGAAATGAGCTCTTTTTTCTGGGGTGAAGTTATAATCATGATGGTACATCCTTTCAGTTTTAAGGTAGCCAGATAATTTATGTAAGTGGTCGTCTAAAACATTGAAATTTGGTTTTTGACTGCTAATAATTTCCCCGATTTTTGAGATGCTTTCGCGTTCTTTATTACAAAGAATATAGTCAAAATAGCTGATTTCCGAAATAAGATCTCTAATTTCAGATACTTTAATGGGGTCAAGTTCTTGGGACATGGCTAAATATTTTGCCTGTTTGGTTAATTGAGATGATAACTGTTCGGAAGATTCCTCGAGCTTTGTTACAAGTTTATAATTCTTGAATAAGAAAGATAAGTTGTTGGCATTAGCTTCGGAAACTTTCCACTTTCGCCGAAATTTATCTGCACAAAAGCCCAAAACGATACTTAATACGAACCAGAATGGTGAATTGAGAAAATTATAGATGAAATTTAGGGTTTCATTAGGTTGAGTCATATTAAGCTCCTTTTTGTTAAGTATAACAAAAGAATGCGTAATTGAAAAGATAAAAAAACAGTTAGGAGGTAACAGTGATGAATGAATTAAAAGAAAACAAAAACGTATCCGTTAGTGAAGCGGCTCAGCTGCTGGGAAAATCAGAGCAATTTATCAGAGTAGCCCTTCAAAGGGGAATTCTACCCATCGGCGTGGCCATTAAAACAGACGAAAATAATCGGCGGTTTAACTATCATATTTCCAGAAAAAAACTGGAAGAATACATTTAGGGGAGGCAACCACTATGGATGATATTGAATTAAAAAGAGAATTGACGAATGCCATCGCATTGCAGTGTTTGAAAATGAACACGATCGGAGATAAAAAAAGAATTGATGGGGGAGAACCATGTGTATTCTTTACTCTTTCCGGCCATATTGGCGGCATTAGTATTGATGTGTATGAAAAAGGGTGGAAGGAAATTGATTTTCCCGATAGAACCATCCGCCTGGATAAGTATTCGACACCAGCAGAGTTTAATGCTTGCCTGGTCTATCTTCAGGAATTACATTTGAGTCGGTTAATGGAGAAAGAAGGTAAAGAATTATGCGTGGAGTTTGATCAGGCCGTTGGAGCTTGAAGGGGAGAGCTTTAGGAGTATTACAAATCAATTTTATGCGAAAGGATAAGAAAAGAACATGAAGGATTCACGTAAAAGTATCTACCGGATCTGTAGAGATCGTGCCGGGTTGACCCAGGAAGAAGCAGCGCCAAAGCTTGGGGTATCGGTTCGGGCATTGGGCAGCTATGAAGCCTATACCTTGGAAGTGGGCAAGAATATGCCACCGGAAGATATCGTATTAAGCATGGCAAACATCTATGGTACACCATGGTTACCGTTATTGCACCTGAAAGAAAATACATTAATTGGCCAGGCTATTTTCCCGGATGTGGAATTAACCGACCTACCGCTGGCGTTTCTCAAGTTTCAGGCAGAAATTGGAGATATACAGCCTTTGGAAAGCGAAATGCGAAAGGTTATCCTAGATAATCATATCGATGAACACGAGTTGGAAACCTCGAAAACATTTAATAAAGAACTAATGGATGTGATCTTTTCAAGCTGGAACTTGATGTTTTCAGCAATAAAAAAAGAGACCGTTGCTGGAACAACGATCTCAAGTTTTTACCCGGCTAGGTAAATATTCTTTTTAAATTTTATCATAACAAATCATATTTGTGAAGGAGGAAAAATAATGAATTTGAATGAGATTGCAGGCGGGGGCCTGCAGGAGCTGTTTTCCCATGAAATGGAAAAGGTGTTAAAGAACATCAAAGATCCAAACACCGATCCCAAGGCAACCAGAAAGATTTCCATCCAGCTATCTATCAAGCCAGATGAACAGCGGATGGTGGGAAATGTGGATATTAAGGTAAGCCATACCTCGGCGCCGATCCGGGGCCTGGCAACCAATATTCTGATGGAAAAGACCGGTGCCGGGGTAACCGTATCTGAGATTTCTGACAAGGTACCTGGTCAAATTGATATGGATAATATTATAGCGATGGAAGGAGCTAGAAGATGATTGATCGAAGTTTTATTGAAAAAATTGAGGAAATGGCTGAGGTTGAAGGGCTGGAATTTGGAGGTGTGGATTATACCAGCAAAGAAGTATTCAAGATTAATCCACCGTTAGCAAGTCATTTAAGTGTTACCAGTTTAACCTCAATTGTTGATTATTTAAAAGCAAATGTAGATTGTTTACCCCTAGATGAGCTCATCATACGGGTTGATAATTTTAAGTCGGTTACTATTTTTTCCAAATTGGATGATGTTCATCGTGTTCGTGAATTATATATTAATGCGATAGCAGAACCGCCAGAAATCAGATTAAACAATTTCACCGACCGGGAATCCTTTAACATCATGCTGCAGTCCCGTTTTGCGGATGTTGCTGACCGGGCTGATGTTTTATGCAGTATCGGTAAAATGCGTTATGAGAATGAGGTCAAAATGGAGGATGATGGCATTACTCAGACAGTGGCATCGAAAGCAGGTGTCGCTCTGGTAAGAGAAGACCAGATCCCCAACCCGGTCAGACTGGCCCCATTCCGGACATTTTCGGAGATTGAACAGCCGATCAGTCCCTTTATTCTGAGAGTCGATGATAAGTGCAATGTTGGCCTGTTTGAAGCCGATGGCGGGGCATGGAAAAACAAAGCCATGCAATCAATTAAGAATTACCTTGAGTTTGAACTAGGAGATGGCTACACGATCATAGCTTAGTTATTTTAACCGGTTGGGCTATGGCTCAACCGGAATTCTACCAATGGAGGGATACGATGAGATATTACACAATACAGGCAGTAATTGAAATTTTAGAAAAGAAGGGCTTTAGCATTGAAGAACCAGAAAATAATGGAGTGCTCCATTGCATCGCACCAGGCTATAAAGAAATTAAAATGAAAACGGATGGTATTACCCACTATTTTAAGGTCTTGACAAAATACACCACTAAACTGGAAAAAGCCCTGGAATGGGCAGGAGTTGAGAATCTGGAGGATGTGGCGTGAATTATAGTTTTGACATAGATGTAGCTGAAAAGCTGGGGGTTAATGCTGCAATTGTCGTTCAAAACCTTCAGTTCTGGATTAAGAAGAATGAAGCCAATGATAAGCATTTCCACGATGGCCGCTATTGGACATTTAATAGCATGAAAGCCTGGCATGAATTATTTCCGTTCTGGACTGAACGTCAAATCCGGAAAATATTGGATGATCTTGTCGACAAGAAAATCATCATAAAAGGCAATTATAATGAAATGAAGTATGACCGGACTCTGTGGTATGCATTTACAGATTATGGCATTACCATTTTACAAACCTGTCAAATGAAAGAGACAACTTTGTCAAATCAAAGTGACAAGAATGTCGAACCTATACCAGATATAAACACAGATATAAACACAGATGTAAACACAGATAGAGATAGTACCACGGAAACAACTGAGGTTGCTTTAGCAGAAAACCCGGAGAAGGTTGAACCGAATGATGTGATTGAAGAATTCAACCGGGTTGTTATCCGTTTGCCTAAGGTAACAGTTCCAACACTCAAGCGCAAAGGAGTAATCCAGCAGCGGATTAAGGAGCATGGACGGGAAGCAGTAAGTATTTGTTTTTCAAAGGCTGGTAAAAGTGATTTTCTCTGTGGGGTCAATGACCGGGGGTGGATGGCCAGCTTTGACTGGATCATGAAGCCGGAGAACTTTGTTAAAATCCTTGAAGGAAATTACGACAATAAGCCACAGATTCCCAAAAACATGCAGGGAGCACTGTCAAATCTTCAAAATCAATATGAGCTGGAAAAAGGAGGATCAATCTTTGACTAATGCAGAAACTGCAAAAATATTAGCGACGTTGGCTGCTGTTTATCAGAATTTTCAAGTCAGTGATTTTAATCAAAAGATCTGGGCAAATCTGCTGGAAGATGTAGATTACCAGTTTGCATTACCAGCCACAAAAAATCTGATAAAAACATGTAAATATGTACCATCGATAGCTGAGATTATCGAAACCGCAAAAATTGAAAAGCTACTGCAATTTGAAAAACAGGAGGAATTGAAAATTGAATCATGCAGAAACAAGCAAATTTCTGGAGGAAATGCAGGGGTGCTTTCCTCGGATTAGCGTAAGGGATGTAACCATCGAAACGTGGAAAGAGATCCTGGACAATGTACCCTATGACACTTGCCATAAGGCGTATATCAAATACCTGAAATCAGGCGAATCCAGGGAGCCGAAACCGGGGGATATTCTATCACTGGCAAGAACGATGCATAAAGCAATTGTTGTAAATCCTGTTGAATGCGAGCTTTGCCGTGGTCGTGGAGTGCTGTTTATTCTTGAACCGGATGGTCATGAATGCGTTGCCCGGTGCAGCTGCTCAAATGGGAAACTATACCCGCACTTCCCAATGGTCAAGCTGGGTTTCCACCGGCATACTGAGCTTGGCCGAATTGAAGTGATCAGATGATTTACTTAATTGCGGATACAAGCAAATATGAATGGCCATTGGCCACTGCCGGCAGCCTGAATGAATTGGCTGAGATCTGCAAAGCTGAGATCCCGGTGATCTGCAGGGTGATCCGGAAGAATCGGACAACCCGGCTGTTTAATGGGGTACCGGCAAAGATTTATAAGTTTCAGGAGGATTAATGGAAAACGAACTGACAATAGGTGAACGAATCAAAAAAGAGCGTGAACAGTGCGGAATGACACAGAAGCAGCTGGCTCTGGAAGCGGGTATTACCCAAAGGTGTATCAGCCATTATGAACTTGGCCAAAGAGAACCACAGTTCGTGGCTATTGGGAAAATAATGGAAGCCATGGGGTTTCAAATGCAGTTTGTGAAAGAAGGGGCGAAATGAGTGATTTTTTAAAGTTCTTTGATGAAAAAGTGAAAAACTATCCAATGCACATGGAAATATATTATTCAAAAACATTGGATTGGTGCATTACTATTTGGAAAAATATGGGTGAAAAAATAGAGATAGCCAACGTTCAAAATAACGATATGGAGCTTGTTTTTGCAGCAGCTCATGTTGAACTAAAAAAATGGTTGCTGGAAAATGAGGGAGGTTACTGAAATGCGTGAAATATTATTTCGAGGGAAAGACCTCGAAACGAAAAAATGGGTCACTGGTTATCATACCGAATTGATAGAACCAATGGATAAACCGATGATTTTGACTTATATCTCAGACATTGAAGGAAATAGCTATATCGTGTACTCAGATAGCATCGGCCAATACACTGAGCGAAAAGATAAAACCGGTGTTAATATTTTCGAAGGAGACATTGTCAAGATTAACGACTTTATATATCAAGTTGAATTTAGATATAGCGAATGGGAGTTCAGAATATTATCTAAAAAAGTTTATTGCTTCCCAAATTTTGATAGCCACACTGGCGAATGCGAAATCATTGGAAACATCCACGATAACCCGGAATTATTGGAGGTTAAATGTGAATAAATACCGAAAATTACAGACGATCAAACATGCTCTGCAGTATTACATAACCCGACCTGATGCTGATCCCAAGGACATTGAACAGGAAAAGGCCCTGCTGGAAAAAGTCAAGGGTGAGATCCGGGAGGTTAAATCTAAGTGGTATGGAGCTGGTGAAAAGAAATGAACTGGATTTGTGATGGCTGCGAGTATATAGCAAAATCGCCTTATATTTGCATATGGGGTTGCCCGAAGGAGAAAAGCGGAATGAAATGGAAATATTCAAAAGGATCTACAACTACAGACCTTTAAGTCGTAATCGGAAAGATGGTTTTGAGGTGGAAAGTGACCAGTTCATTGGGTTGAGATACATTATCAAGGGTGACAGTCTGGTCATTACTTCAGCAAAAAACGGAGCCTTTGCAGTGGATCTTGAAAAAGGGAAGCTGCTGGCTCAAGAGATAATAGAAATGGTGGAGCAATATGAAAAGTAAATATTATGGTTATATTGAAATTTTACATCGAGATGGTTCCAGTGATTCACTTTACGCAGGGGTAGACTTATTTGAAAAGATAAGTGATGAAATCATAAACGGCGAGTGCTTAATTCATATCCCTTGCCGAGGTGGAAGAAGTATTGAATTTTTTTCTGGCACAGTAAAAAAGGTTTCTCTGATTATCGGTGGAAGGATTTTAAAACAGGGGGTTGCAGTTGATTGATTTGAATAAAATTTATTACTTGGTACATCCATGCACCACGGGTGGTTCAACAATGGAAGAAAATAAAGCCAGTGAACAGCTTGCATATGAAAAAATAATTGCTTGGTATCCGGGGATTAAGATCATTCGGCCTTTGCAGATCATTCCCGATGGCATGGGACATTCTGAAGCTATGGAACGTTGCTTTAAGTTATTAAGTGGTTGTGATACTGGCATATTTGCTGGATATTGGATGATTAGTAAAGGGTGCAAGATGGAATTTGAGTTCTGTGTCACGAATAAAAAAGGGATAATTGATTTTGAGAATTTATTTGATGAGGTGGCGGTATGATGGAAATATTGATCAATATTGCATCAATTAGTTTCTGGTTTGCCTTGGCCACATCTGGAATTGCAGCAGCACTGATCGGATTGTTTTTCCTGATTGCGGTAGTGTGTGGAGTTGCTGGTGGCGTGGTCGGTGGGATTGTGAAAAGAAGAAAATGAAAATTTCAGCAAAAAGCTATTTTGGAGGTGTGTGAGATGATAATGCCATGGGAAAAAGCGGGAATGAAAAATAAATGTGAAGGCTGCAAATATGTTGTAGATACTGGAGAAGAAGGGCCATTAAAGTATGGATGTTATATTGATTATGGAAAATGCTTTGAAGGACATCGCTGGGAGCCTAATGATGAAGTCGCAGAGTTGTTGCAAGCATCCGAAGCCAAACACGACACAGGTAAATCACGATACGATTTAGTAAGCCCGGCGCCGATTGAAGCGGTTGTGTATGTACGGAGTGGTGGTATGCAAAAGCATATAGAGAGTAATGAAGGATAGACAAAAAAAAAGGAGCTTTCGCCCCAAGTTGCTCGTAAATTTATTTTAACATGGGGGGAAGCAAATGTCAAAGATTCAGAGTATTACAGAGATGATCAACATAGAGACAAAATGCCGGGATAATTTAATCAGGAGGAAAATTAGCCTGATGGTTAAGTTATCCCCGGATGTTATTAAAACCAGCTGCATAACCAACGATGCGGAATGTATCCACGGGAATTCCTCAAAAGCTTTTGAAGATATTCTCCCAGAGATTATGGTGTTGCAGCAGCAGATTAATGAGCATGATAAAGAAATAAAAATATTAAAAAATCTCAAAGATCAGATCATTGAGCATATTGAGGGGATCGATAATGTAAATATGAAGGTTAAATACCTTCGGGATCATGTTGGCTACAGCTTGCAGGAGATAGCTCTAGTGCTTGATTATGGGTATGGTTACATCAGAAAGATATCGGCAAAATTAGACAGTGAGTAAAACAGTGAACAAAACAGGGTACAGCAATTTTTTTAAAACCATGATATTATCTAAAATAGAAAAGTGGGTAAAGAATTGAGCAGCCGAAAAGGTTGCTTTTTTTATGCCCAATTGCAAAGGAGTTTAAAATGGATGATGGATATAACCGTATGTTTATGTATCAGCACCTTGCTGAAATTAAAGGACAAAATAACCTTTGTGATTGTAAGGGCTGCAATCATAATCGCTCTGGTCAATGTCTTGATAAGCCTTTGCTAAGTAATCCATTCAAACAGACTGGCTGTCTAAAACCGGCAACAGTATTGCAACAGGAGGTCGGAAAATGAAGTGAGAAAACAACCATCAAAACCAATCAAGCGAACCCAGGACGTTCTTGATATGCAAGATTATTTAAAAGCGGCATCCAACAGAACGGTTGAGGGAAGACGTAATTACATTTTATTTTTAATCGGCATCACAACCGGTTATCGGGCCGGTGATTTAGTTGGCCTAAAGGTCAGGGATGCCAGGGAAGCGATCCGGCATGGTTATTTTACAATCAATGAGGGGAAGAAATTCAACTCAAAGAATATCAGAAAGAAAAACCGAAAACCCCGGCAGGCTGAGATTCTTCCCAAGGTGGCCAAGGAGTTAAAATTATATATCACGGATAAGCGGGATTATGAATTTCTTTTTCCATCCCGGAAGGGTGGAGCCCTTGGTGTCCCGGCAATCAGCAATATTTTGAAAGATGCTGCAGCTTACTTTGGGATCAAAGGGATCACGGCGCACAGCATGCGTAAAACCTATGCTTATAAGATTTATATGGACAGCGGAAAGGATGTTGTGGCAGTAAAAGAACTGCTGGGACATTCCAGTATTGAAGAGACAAAACTATATTTAGGACTGGATCAAGAGAAGTATCACGAGTATTCAAAGGCATTATCTGACTTTGTACGGTGAGCTTTTTTTATTTTTTTAATGTTGAATGTTTAAAAAATGAGTGGGTGAACATTGAAGATCAGGATTTCTTATACTCTAGTAAGTAGAGAGCTGAAAAACTGAATGTGTGATTCACTAAGATAATTAAACATTCAAACGGAAAAATCCGAACGATAAGAGTATGAACGGTCAATAATGTTCGGATTTTTATTTGGGTATTTTGCCCTTAATTTGGAGGTGAGAGATTTGCAGTTAGTAGTAAAGCTGGATGATGGAACAGAGATGCCATTGAAAGAAGTTACTTCAATCGATGATAACAAAGAAAACACAATTGTATTATTTATAAATTCACATCTTAAACCACAACATTTGAACGAGTTAGAAATATTTCTGTCAATGAAGATGGGGCGAAGCGTTGTTGTATTAGATTCGCGTTTCAAAGATAAGATCTTGAGTGTGTAAACAGTGGCCGGTGCATTTGCAAAAAGAATATACAGTTCCAAACGCTGGACCTCAAAACGTAATTACATATTCCAGAAAAGGTTTGGAATATGTGAACGGTGTGGAAGACCAGGGGAAGAAGTCCATCATAAGATTTACCTGACACCGGAGAATATCCATGATCCTGAAATAGTTTATGGTGAGGATAACCTTGAGCTGCTATGCCGGGACTGTCACTTTGACGAACACCGGAAGACCAACCCGTTGGGTGATAACTTCAAGCGTCGGGTAAGGCTGACAAACAACGGCGTTTACTTTGATGATGCTGGCAATCCTCAGCCGGTTAAGCGGTGGCTGGTCTGTGGTGCTCCGGCATCGGGTAAGACAACCTATGTGATGGAGCATATGAACCATGGGGATCTGGTCATTGACTTTGATCTGCTTGGTCAGGCTCTTAGTCTGCAAAGCAAGGACGGACTGCCAGACAACCTGGTCGAGACAGTGGCCAGCGTTCGTGATCATCTGTATCATTTGGTTGAGACTGAGATCGTTGATGCAAGAAATATCTGGATCATTGCATCGCTACCTAAGCAGAACGAGCGTGAGCTGATTGCTGACCGATTAAAAGCAGCCATCATTGCGATTGATGTGGATTATGAAACCTGTTTGGGAAGATCAATGTTGGATGATAGCAGAAAAGATAAGGAATTGCAGAAGCAAATCATCACCCGGTACTTCCGCAACCACAAGGGGTAGCCCCCCTAAAAAATTGTGGGGTGGGGTCGAAAAGGACCGTCGGAGGTGGAAGCTCTTTGTTCCTCCACACGAAAATTTCAAAAAAGGAGGGGGGTTAAAATGTGACCGTATCCGAACAATTAGAAAAAGAGAAGAAGATCAGGGCGGAGAAAAACCGCATTGCCAAGATTTACAAGAATATCAACATGGATAAAGACATTACTAAAGTTTTGGACGGGCTTATTTCTGATGCTGCTTTTATGAGGGTGTCACTTGAAGAAGTCAAACTGAAACTGATTAAAGAAGGCATGATGGAAAAGTTTGTCAATGGATCACAGGAATTCATGCGGGAGAAACCGGAAGCCAAACTGTTTCTTAATTTTATGAAGCAGTATTCCAACACCATGAAGCAGCTGATTGATCTGATGCCGGTGCAGGTAAAGGATGAAGAACAGAATGAGCTCCTGCAGTTTTTCCAATCCGGAAAGGATGCGGTTAAAAAATGAGCCGGGCTGAATTTATTGAGGAATATTACGACGCCATCATGTCTGGGGACATTGTGGCCGGGCGCCGGATCAAACAGGTTTATAGCAAGCTGATGCATGACCTTAAGCACCCGGGGCAGTTTGTCTTTGATGAAGAGCTGGCCAACCGGCCCATTAATTTCATCGAAACATTTTGCAAGCAGGCCCAGGGTGTATTAGGAGAGCCGCTTAAGTTGATGCTTTTTCAGAAAGCAAAATACCAGGCGGTCTATGGTTTTGTGGATAAAGAATCACGGCTGAGAAAATACGGTGAAGTCCTAGACATACGGGGCAGGAAAAATGGAAAGACAACGGAGCTGGCTGCTACCAGTATTTATATGACCATTGCAGATGGGGAAAGCGGGGCAGAAAACTATTTTATCGCTACCAAGCTTGATCAATCCCAGAAAGGTTTTGGAATTGTCAATAATAGTT